TTCATCATACTTTTATGTAAAGGCAATTGCTGAAGAGTTAAGAGGTTTAGCAGTAGAATTTAATGTACCTATTTTTAGTGCAACACAAACAACTAGAACTGGTTTCGTGTCAACTGATATTGGTCTTGAAGATACTTCCGAATCTTTTGGTCTTCCAGCAACTGCCGACTTTATGTTTGCTTTAATATCAAACGAAGAGTTAGAGGCATTAGGTCAGATGAAAGTTAAGCAGTTGAAAAACAGATATAATGACCCTAGTATTAACAGAGCATTTATTGTTGGTGTTGATAGAGCAAAGATGAGATTATATGATGTTCAACAAAAGGCAGGCGACATAGTTGACGCCAATCAAGTAGATGAAAAGGAAGACGCTTACGAAAAGTTTTCAGAATTTAAAATGTAAATGAGAAGAAAAAAGAAAACACAAAAGGTAAGATTTCACAAAGGCGATAGGAAGCCAGCAAAAACAATGAGGAAAAAATTGTCATATAAAACTGAAATGGAAAAAGAAGGTAAAAAGATTGTCTGGAATGTGGTTGAAGAACCTACAGGCAATATAGTAGGCAAGTATTTCTTTGAAGAAGACGCCCAACAATTAGTTGATTTTCAAAATAAACACCGTGTCTGGCAAGTAAACGGTGGTATCCCCAAAATGTTATGGAATTATTAATCTAAATTACGATTGCCACACCTCTATAAATAGTGTAGAGAGGTGGTATGAATCCAAAACAGAAAAAATTTCTAACAGAGTTAGCGGCTCGTGGTAGCGCTCTTTTAGAAGAGAACCCAAAGAAGTCAACAAAGACTGCTACGGTATTTTATCTCCGTTCTAATGATAGGGACGGAACTAGAAGAATAATACAGGCGCAGTTAAAGGCTAAAAGGGTACCATTTAAACAAGTTAAAACTAGTTTATCAAGTGAAGATATTACAGAGTTTCAATTTGTAGGTGGAACTTTAGTCAGACTTGTTTATAAACCGAAATCTGGTGGAATGACCGAAACCACCTTGAATTCAACCATTACAGAGTTAGTACCTTGTCTAATGTTTCTTAATAATATAAATGAAACAAATATTGACAAAGCATATCAGAGAATATTAAAACTACCAAAAGGTCAAGTGTGTTATGTAACAACGCAAGACGAAAAAGCAGGTAGAGAATTCATTGAAAAAATGCCTGATAGCTCATTATTTAAAGAGAAAATGACCAATGCTCTTGGTATTTTAAAATATCTGAAAGATGTAAAGAGAACACAAAGAGTTAAAAAGGTTTATTGGACATACAGAGCAAAACCAGCAGGAGTACCACCAAATTCTCCAGCAGATATTGTTATTGAGTTTACACCAAAAAAACTATTAGGTGTTAGTTTGAAAGCAGGTTCAGCCTCTTCAAAAGAACCATTATTAAACACATATGTTAATGTGGTAATTAATATGTTTGAGGCACAGGCAAATACTTCCGTTAGAAGACTAAAGGATATTTTGTATAAAGAAACATATTCAAAAATACCTGGCATGCCTAAACAAGATTATGATACAGCACAAAGAGGTCAAACTCTATCAGTATTAGAACAATTTGAGAAGAATTATCCTAAAAAGTATGAAGAGTATTATGACGCAAACTTGGCTATTATTAGAAACTATCTTGGTTTTGTTATGTCTAAAGACTTAAAAAAGTTTATTAAGTTTTGCAGACAGAATATTTTAAAACAATCAGATGTTCCTGTTATCATAATTAAGGCGGTAGGTCAGACATATCAAGAAGTAAAAGACTCAAATCAATTAAATGTACTATTGGCAAGAGCAACCAATGTGGTGGCAAAGACTTCCACAACATCTAAACAAAATTTTCAACTATGCATTTATGAGGGTAGAGAAGAGATTGGTAAGATGAATATGTCAGTAAGGTCTAATAAGGTTGGTGTACAACACAAACTAGGTCAATTCTTTAACCTCGCAGTAAAATATAACGGTTTAGACAAATAATTATATAAATAGTTACATTGAGGGCTTGACATTCATGGTATTATTTGGTATAATGGGACAATTGGAAAGAGAGAAATGTTTAATTTTAAAGGGTTTCAGACACAGGACAAAAACACACACCTAGAACATTTAGAAGATGATATAATTAACAGAGGTTCTAAAGGTGGTGATAACGCTGTCAATTTTCTTAAATCAGTAAGAAATATGCTTGCTGGTAATAGTGGTTCTAAAACTAATATTACCGTAAAGTGGGACGGTGCGCCTGCTATTATTTGTGGTGTCAATCCAGAAAACGGCAAATTCTTTGTCGGTACAAAATCAGTTTTCAATAAAACTCCTAAAATCAATTATACAACTGCTGATATTCGTAGAAATCATGGTGGTGAAGTTGCAAGAAAACTAACCGTTTGCCTTGCTCAATTATCAAGATTAAATATTAAAGGTATATTACAAGGTGATTTATTATATACAGATGACCTAAAATCAATTAATATTGATGGTGAAAAAATGGTATCATTTACACCAAACACTATTACATATGCAGTACCTATTAAGAGTGATTTAGGTAGAAGAATTTTAAAAGCAAAAATGGGTATAGTATTTCATACTCAATATACTGGTAAAAAAATGGATAGTTTATCTGCTAGTTTCGGTACCGTAAAAGGTTCAAGTGGCAGAAATGTATTTTTAGCAAGTGCAAGTTATCAAGATACTTCAGGTGCTTCTACATTTACTGCTAGCGAACTAAAAACTTTTGACGCACAAATCAGAATGGCAGAGGGCTCATTAAGAAAAGCAGGACCTGTTTTAGATTTAATGAGTACAACATCTAACGACCCATTGTCAATTGGTTATAGACTTAAATCTTACTTTAACTATTACATAAAAAATTCTAATAGTGGTATGGAAAAAGTCAATACTATGCAAAGACAATTTAGAGATTATTATGAGAATATTTTACAATCAGAAATAGATAGTAGAAAAACAGAAAAAGGTAAAGCACCTTATATCAAAGCGAAAGCAGAGGGTTTAAGGTTTATAGATAGAAATAAAACAGCATTGTACTTTGCAATTGCAAGTCATATTACTTTAGGTAATTGTAAGAATACTTTGTTACAAAAGATGAATCAAATACAAAGTATAGGTAACTTCATAAGAACTGGTAGAGGTTATAGAGTTACAGCACCAGAGGGTTATGTTGCAGTTGATAAAGTTGCAGGTGCAATCAAACTAGTTGACAGACTAGAATTTAGTAGGCAGAATTTTACAATGCCTAAAGGTTGGAACTAATGAAAAAGTACGAAGATATAAGATACTTGGAAGAAGGTCTTTATGACCCTAATATTTTTAAGGCATTTTTTCTTGCAGGTGGTCCAGGTTCAGGTAAGACATTTGTAACAAGAGGTTCATTTGGTGGTACAGGTTTAAGAATGATAAACTCCGATACTGCCTTTGAAGTAGCATTAAAGAAAAATAATTTATCTTTAAAAATGCCTGAAGATGAGGCAGAAGCAAGAGATATAGTAAGAGCAAGAGCAAAAGCAACAACTGGTTCTATGATGGACTTATCAATCAAAGGAAGATTAGGTATGGTCGTTGATGGTACTGGTAGAGATTATGATAAAATTAAAAATCAGGTTGCCCAATTAAGACAATTAGGTTATGATTGTTATATGATATTTGTAAATACAAGTTTAAGTGTTGCGTTGGAAAGAAATGCAAAAAGAGAAAGAAGTGTACCAGAATATATTACAAGGAAATCATGGGAAGGTGTACAAGCAAATATAGGTAGATTTCAAAACTTATTTGGTATGGGTAATATGGTGATTGTTGACAATAGTAAAGATGATAGAGAACTTACAACAATAGTAATGAACAAAGTTGGTAAAAATGTAAGAAGATTATTGTCAAATAAAATCAAGTCATACACAGCAAAAAGGTGGATGGCAACAGAAAGAAGATTAAGAAGAAGATGAAAACTTTTAAAGAAAGTATCATAGATATTCCTAGAAGAACTTATGCACCTGGTGTGTTTAATAATTCTGATACTAGCGACCCTACTTTAAAGCCTAGTGTCAAGAAAATGATTTACGACCAGATAGAAGAGTTTGAAAAAGAATATCCTGTACTAAATGTTTCTTTGATTGGTTCTATTCTTACACATAGATATAGAAATGACGCAGATTTAGATATCAATGTTTTATTTGATGTACCAAAAGAGAAACAAGAAGAAGAAAGAGAAAGACTATCTAAACTATTCCTATCTTCTAAAAATCCAGACAACATACAAGGTAAACTAATACCTGGTACAAAACACCCTATCAATTATTATATCATTACTGATAAACAAACTTATGATGACCAAAATAAAAAAGCAGACGCAGTATATGATATAGAGGGTAATAAATTTATTAAAAGACCAGACGATTTTGAGTTTGATGTAGATGATTATATTGACCAGTTTAATAAAAAAGTACAAGAGTTAGATGTAATCAAAGGTGAATTAAAAAGAGACCTTATTGATTATGCAGAATTAACAGAATTAAAACCTAACGATATCTTAAATCTACAAGATAAAATTAAAGATAAGTTAGATGAGATAGAAGATAGTATTGAACAGATTGTAAAAATTGGTGATGGTGTTGACGCAGATAGAAGAGCTGCTTTTGATAGAGATATGTCGCCAGATGAAATACAAAAGTTTGGTATCAAAAACAGATTGCCTAAAAATGTAATCTATAAGATGTTAGAAAAATACCATTACATGTTATTTTATAAGAAATGTAAAAAGATATTAGATGATGGTAAAGTAACAGATGATGAGATAGATGATTTAAATGTACATGAACAAAAAGGTAAAACTATTGCATTTACATTTGGTAGATTCAATCCACCTACAATCGGGCATGAAAAACTAATTAATAAAGTTGCTAGTGTCAGAGCAAACGATTATAGAATTTATTTAAGTAGAAGTGAAGACCCTAAAAAGAATCCACTATCGCCTAGAAATAAATTAAGTATAATGAAAAAGATGTTTCCTAGACATGCTAGAAACATTGAAATCAATACAACAAATATGATTTTAGATATTTGTTCAATGTTATACAAAAAAGGTTATAGTGAAATCTTTATGGTAGTTGGTAGTGATAGAGTAAGAGAGTTTGAAACTATCATTAACAAATACAATGATATTAAATCAAGACATGGTTATTACAATTTTGATAACATAAATGTGTTATCTGCCGGCGAAAGGGATCCTGACGCCGAAGGTGCTACAGGTATGAGTGCAAGTAAAATGAGAGCCGCAGCTGCCAAAGGTGACCTAGATAGTTTTAGAAAAGGTTTACCAAGTGGTGTTGACGCTGAAGGCATAATGAAAGATGTAAGAAAAGGTATGAAGTTAGCCGCTAATTACATGTATATGAGAAATGTAAAACCTATAGCAAGTATGGAAGAATTTGAACAACAACAATTAAGAGACCTTTATATTAGAGAGATGATATTCAATATTGGTGACGAAGTTGAGTATGTCAAAGAAGATGTAAAAGGTAAAGTAGTTAGAAAAGGCACAAACTATATTGTTGTTGAAGATACTAATAACAACTTACACAAAGCATGGATATGGGATTGTGTCCCTATAG